ACCAAAGGTCTGTAAGAGGCATATTTCATGTTTACTGCAAGAATCTTCACCTGAGAACCATCCAAGTGGATGTTTCTGACAATATTCATATTGCCATAAGGTGTAGAAATCTGGGTAACCGGAAGACCAAAAAGACTCTTCTTACCGGAGATTGCGAAATCAAACCGGAATTGAGAAGAAATCTCTATGTTGGCTTTCTGGAAACCGCCCAGCTTATGGAGCCAGTTATAGGTGGCGGTGTCACACATGAACAGTGTTGCGTTTGCATTATTATAACGCGGATCCAAAAATTTGGACATATCTTCCAAGAAGTCATCAGATGTAGTCTGAGATCCCCCTGAAATAGCCAAACTAAAGGCATTACCGCTAGATAACACATAGTCCACAACACCTTGGGTGTACCGGATTCCATCGGAATCTTTATATTTGCTTGAAAAAAGCAAATCGGTTTCAATATCCCATTTGTGTTCAATGAGCTTATTTTTCCATACACGTTTCCATTCGTCAGCAGCAAGCTTCAGTTCGGTTGCACGGGCAGTGTTAGTCATCTGCATCGTGGTTTTCCAAATCTGAGTGTAGCCAACTACATCGAGGTAAGGTGTATCTTTGTAGGTATCAGGGAATCCTGATCCTTCAGCAAAAGCAGTACCCACTACATAGCATTTCATCTGCTCTGAGAGTGAACCAGCAGCAGTAATAAATGCAGAGCCACTTGAACCTTTAAAGGTAACATTTCCTGAAGAAGCGGATGCGCCTCGCACCACTTGTACGCCTATTTCAACCTGCTGACCGTCATCTACCGGATCGGACATAACTTTTACAACGATATAATCGTCTACAGAGTCATGCATCACCGGAATTTTGATGAGCTGATCTTTGAGTAAGAAGATAGGCTTAGTGCCGGCTGCGCCTGCAGCAATACCGCTCTGTCCTAAAACAGATTGAACATTACCCGCAGTTTCATAGTCAGCACCGAATGAAAGGGCAAACTTGTCACCAGCTGATTTGCTGGTACCCAAGTTGCCGTGAGCAAAGGTCAATGTAGATGTAGCGGCGCTACCATCCCAGGTTGAATAACCTAAAACATAGGCATACCGTTTGTGCCACATATTCCTTTGTTCCAGAGTCTTAAACTCTGGATCTGTTGTTGATCGTTTGCTCGTTTTTGACAAAAAGCGAAAAAACGGAGTCTGTGAAATGGCTAATTCTGATACAACATTAGCGAAATCATACCGTCTCCGCAGATCGCCTGTATTAAACGAACTTTCTACTTGCCCTTGCGCAAGGCTAGCAAGTTTTAGAGGATTATCAGGCATTAAAGCCCCCTTTCCGTCCTAAAGAAGGCACTTATTCCCCCGCTACCGATTATTCAAAATCAAATAGATTGTCCAAGTCATTGTCTACAGACTTAATGGCTTCAAATACCCGTTCATCGGGTGTCTTTTCCACTTTTTCTGTATTTTTATTTGCAACGCTTGTAGGTATATCCCGTACCGATTTCATCTGCTTGAGCATATCCTCTTTGGTAGACTTTGCCACATTTTTTGCATGTGTGGTTTGGTTCTTCAGATTATAGATATCTTCCAAGGTAATTTCATGATCTTCAGCCCACTGCATCATATCATTGAAATCCTCATTATTCATTTCCATTTTATCCTTAAAGACCGAGGCTTCTGCCTCTTGTCTAACTTTTGAGGTTTCCGCATTCCGAAGATTGCGTTCTTGTTCAAGCTGTGTGTTGACGCGGCGATCTACTGCAGATCCGATAACGTGTTCCAGTGCCTTTTGGCTATTAGAACCCGGTGTCGTTACTGCCTCCTCAAGATCGAATATGAAATCATCGGGTAGGTTTAGTGCCGTCTTCATGTCCTGGGGATTCCCACCCCCATCGACATAGTTCCGTATTGTGTCTACTAATCCCGCGTCTGTTTCCAGTCTTTCATGGAGCGGTTTGTACTTCTTCACATTTTTCAGCTCAGATTTTAATTTCTGCGCCTCTCTGGAAGAGTCTTTATACCGCTTTTCCCAATCATGACCGGTTGCCTGCGTTGTTTCTACGGGGTCAGGGATTTCCTGAGTTTCCGTCTCTGCTGGCTGGTCGTCTAATATCAGACCGTTTACATCTCGGTCTAATGCTTCAAAGAAGTCGCCAGAGTCAGTTGCAACCGTTTCAGGAATGCTATCATCCATAATGTCGATATCAATATCCTGATTAAGTGCTTCTGAGTTTGCTAGTTTCTCCATTTACTTACTCCCATTTTGGGTTTCTGAGCTCTTTTTTAATTTCTCACGCTCGAGCTCAACTTGCGCTTTTTGCTTCATCACTTCGGTGTTTTGTTCAGCCTTACTGGCGGTTAGGGACATTCTGCCCTGCGCCGTGGTTGCACCTTTCCGAAGCTCCGCTTCTATAGTCCTCACCTTGTCTTTGATTCCAGATTGGACTAATTGTCTTTCCAGCGTTTCAATCGTACCGTCTTTATCTTTTACCTGATCCTGTAGAGATTGAATCGCTTCCTGCATCTGGGCATAGATGGATTTCCGCTTGGCAATCGCATCTTTATCCTTGATGTCCGTTTCAGCTAATACAGCCAAATCGTCCACCACACCCAGTTTCATTAATTCTTTTAATTCCGCTAAATACGCCCAGCGGTTTACGGGCAGAGTAGAACCTGCCACAATTCTTACATCAAATTTTGCAGTTTCATAATCGTTCCACCTGGAAATAGCATCGCCCATATCATTGTAGATGGGTACATTGATTTCCACTTCCTTTTCTTCCTGTAATGCGTTTGGCTGAACAATACGGAATACCTTGTGCGCCTTATAGACGGCTTGTGAATACTGCTTAATAACTTCACCCGTTTGTTTTAACGCCGGCTCAATACTCGATTGAAGCCACTGTTTAACCCTCCGTGTCCCATACTCATCGAGGGCTAACATCCCCCTATAAGTTTCGTGTTGTTGTTGAGTATCCCCTTGAGCGGAACTGTAAATTCCCGCAAGATACTCCATATCGTTTTTTCCAGCCTCTACAATAGAGAAGAAAGCATTGTTTAAAGCGGCGGGTTGTACTTCTCTGGGTTGATCGTAACCGTGGTTCACCGGCAGCATGGCGCCGGGTGCGGTATTATTTTTCTCCCAGTAATCTGTATCAACACTGCCTTCGTAATACATCCACCTCAAAGATGAACCTAGAGATGCATTATGTACCATGAGTTGATGTGCTTTATTTATTTCTCGCTGCTTCCCTACTAAGGGTCTGACCGCACTCATCGGGTATGGCGTACCAGTCCACTTGTAGGTAAATGGGATCAACGGATATTCTTCTATGGGTAAATTCTTTTTATATAGTGTTTTATCACCTGCAACGCAGGTAAGCTTAATGCCGGGGCGGTAGAATTTGACCGCCTCTACTAGCATTTGCATAAATTCTTTATTTTTTTGTAACGCCTTGTATTCATCTTCGGTTACAATATTGTTTTGTATGATAGATGCTTGTTTTTGAGCCTCCGCCATAAGTCTCTGCTCTTCTTGAGCCAGTTTTTCACTGTTTTCTTTCAAACGCTTTTCAACTTCCAGCACCATTCTCTCGGGGATCACTTCACCAGACTCTACTCCCTGTGTCAATTCTTTTTGAAGCTCTTTAACCTGAACCTCCATCTCCTGACGCATCTCTTCAAGCCTTACCTTTACACCTTGCGTGACCTTTTCCATTTCTTCTTTTGAGGGCAAGACCCTGAAGAATACATTATAAAGAGCAATATTCTTTTTTTCGTAAAGTTCAAAGAACTCAAGTAATTCGTCCGGCGTACCTTTTTCGTCAAAAACGTCTTTTATTTCCTTATATTGAAAATCGCCTGAATTTGCAGAGTTTTTACTATAATCTAGCTCTCCCTGCAAATCTCCAGATGCCTTGTCAATTTTATTGGCATAGGTGGGGAGCATATTCTTTAATTGTGTTTTGGAAAATATTTTTCGGATAAATACATGAGCAGCATCTCTAAAAAGGGGGTCTCTGGATTTGGGGTCTACAAATACATCAAAAGGCTCAGGTTGGCGAACAATCACCTCTCCCATGCCATTATCTGCATTTGGGTCTACAGTTACAAGTAAGTATCCTACCGATTTGGTAATAGCATCATTAATTACATTAGAGTATAAAACAGACCCATTGGAGTTATTCCATATATAGTCAGCAATATCTGAAAATACAGCAGCTACTCCTGAATCAGATCCTTCCGCCCCGACTGCTTGCCAGCGGGGGTTAGATGCCGTAGCATAATAATTAAGCATCTCAACAACAGGAATAATACGGTTGATTGTAAATGTCGGCATCCCCGTATCTTCCAGCGCCTTTTCTTCTTCTTGGCTGAGTTGATTGTCAAGATAAAAATCGTACCCCTCCTGATTAACAGTCTCCCAAGACTGTCTCACTGAACCATTTAACGATTTAAATAACTGCTGTACCCGATCAGCAGTTTTGTCAGTTTTTGCCATCCAATAGATCCATTTTTAAGCAACAACCCAACTTTTGGGTTTAGAAAATTTTCGATGGAACTCTCCATCTTTCTTTTGGACGGTTTGTGGGGGGTGTGCATACTTGACTGCGTATGCCAGGGCGTCGATGGTGTCATCGTGCGCCATTCGGGGACCAAAAGTTACGATCTCATGCTGTAAGTCAAAATGATTTTTTTTAATTTTTACAGCACCAATGGTCATCCGCTGTGCAAGCACTTCTTGTATTCTATCCAATTTGCTCATTCTTGTTCCCGGTTTTTCTTCTTTCCATTTTACAGAAAAATCGTTTCTTCTTCTCGACTCGCTTATAAGGGATTGGAATACAGGTCTGGACATGGTAGTATCTTCGACCACAAAAAGCTGTGGATGATAAATTTTTGCTAGATTATACATTTTATCCACTATTCCTTCTTTCGGTTCTCCGGGAATCCCTAAAACAGGTAATCCTCTCTCCCTCACATAGTCCAGCACATAAACAGTATTATTTTCATCTATACCAACGACCATAATAACCGAATAGTCCGAATCCCTCCTGATTGAATCGGTAGCAGGGTCTACGCCAACAAAAACATTCACTGGTTTGGGCTGACCGTCCTCATATATGAATCCAATCATCTTTTCTTCGTCCCAATGATAATGCCCTTCCCAATATTTAATATGACGCATATTGAATATGGAATCATCGGCAGACTGAACCTCCATCATATATTCCTGCCAGAATTTCTGCGGCTGACCAGAATCTTGATAGAATTTCTTCTTTTCTTCTAGTTTCTTCTTAGGGAACCATGAGTCCCAGAGGGCGTTACCGTTCTTGTCTATTGCCTTATAAGTTTTAACCGTCCACGCAAACTCTGATTTATCCTTCTTACTTTTCTCGTAATTGGTAATCAGATTATTAATAAAAGAATCATAGTGGACAGGAGTACCGTTAATGCGGAGCCGACCAGTATGAGGCTCCAGAGCAGGATAAACAACCGCAGTGATAAGGTTTGAGTTCTTTGCTCTACTTTCTGGAGTAATGGTATTATTTTCATCTTCAAAGTCATCCAATACAATTAGGTCATAGCGTTTATGGAGTTTCGCACCACCACGAATCCCCGAAATGTTTGATTTACACAGGAGTTTATGCCCTGTAGACAGCTCAATATCCTCTTCAGTCCATTTTCTGCCTTTCAAATCCCCAAAGAAGTATCGAATCCGATCATTGAACTCTAAATGATGTTTAACATAGTCCATATTCCCAGTTGCCAGTTTGGCTGTGGCAGAAACCCATCCGTAAAAAAGAGGTTCATCCCGCTCGAATAAA